CCAAAAGCTACTTCTGACACAGCGCTTGTTGAAGGAAGAATGGTAGTTAAAAATTCTTCTTCTGTAGTAAATTGAAGTCGATGAGATTATCAATTTATGAATACTTTAGTTTATAGAAATGAACAAAGATGCCAATTAAAAAATACTCCAAATCTCATTTCTGAATGTCCGAACGGAAGATTATTTAATTTTGAATATCATCATAATAATACTAGAGCTTTAGCTAGAACTTGTAGTTGTTCAGGTTGAGTAAATATTATTTGATCAGATCCATATCCTACGACAAAGACATTTTCTCGTTCTGCAACTAGTACGAGTGCAACAGTTACCTATAGCTAAAAAAATTGGGTAAATTTAATTAATATAATTATTCAATTTTTTATATATTAATGAAAGGAAAGAAAAAATTCTTCTTATCCTTTAATTTTAATAAGAAAGGGGGTTATGATATTTAAAATATGGAAGAGTATGAATATATTATTTTAGATGAAAATGATGAAGTAATCACTGATCCTGATCTTACTTTAGGTCATTTAAAGAAAGAAAAAATAATACGTCATATCGATGCAATTCCTGCGGTCACCCATCGATGAATTACTGCTGTTTATTTTAAAGATAATACAGCTTTGTATCCAAAAGATGGAGATCCGCATATTGTAACAGAAGGATCAAAAATTTATTTTCGATTCTTACCAGAAGAAACCCCTAAAGAAATTCGCGGTCAAATATTTTCTGATATTATTGACACTCCAGGTGAACCTGCGAGGGACGAAGAACAAATAATTTACAGATATATATTATATACAGGGCAAGAATTGGCTGATAGAGAATTTCTTGATACCACTCCCGCAAGATTAACTACAATAGAATCTGATGCAAATGATTTACTTGAAGTTGTAGCAGAACTCGCGGGAAATGACCTCGAAGACCGTGTTAATGAAACCCAAGCAACTGTCGATGATTTATTATTAGCCGTTGCTGATCTTTTGGGTGGCGGAGAAGAGGCATAATTATTTTTATTTTGGTATTATTAGTGTAAAACGTAAAGCTTAAATTATTAGATAGCCCTTGTCATGCGACAAGGGCTATTTTTTTGTAGAAGAAAGGTGGATATACTATGGTTACAAATGCTGCTTATAGAATTATTAAAAAGGCCGTTATTCTTCGTATTAAGCATGGAGAAGATGTAATTGAGGTAATTGATTCATATCCTAAACTTTCTGATGTTCAACGTGCTCAAATGTTAGTTGAATTAAAAGAAGAAGGATATGTTACAATCGAGGAAGAGTAAAATAAATGTTTGACTTTAATATAATTGTTGATTTTATTTCTCCTTTAATTGTTATAGCTTGTCTTTGTTTAGGTTATGTTATTAAACATGGCATTCAAAATAAAATTTTAAATGCTTTTATCCCCTGTCTTTTAGCCATTACAGGCGCAGCTGCAAATATTTGATATAGTGGAGCAATTGATCTTCCAATTATCGTTACTGGAATGGTGAGTGGATTAGCTGCGACAGGATTATATGAAGGCTTTACAAATATTTTAAATTTGCCTTCTTTAGACGAAGCTGCGGGAATTGATATCCAATATGGAGAGCCTAAAGGAGAACATTTCGCTTAAGGAGATAAATATGAAAGAACTAGTCATAGACGTATCTCATTGAGATGGAGATGTTGACTACGAAGCTTGAAAAAAGAAACATAACTTATGAGGTGTTATAATTAAAGCCGGTGGCAATGAAACTCGTTTAGGTCGTTATAAAGATTCTCAATTTGAGAACAATTATAAAAAAGCAAAAGCTGCGGGGTTGCATATAGGTGCATATTATTACACTGTTTCAACTTCAACTTCTGAGTCTAAAAAAGATGCAGAACATTTTATATCTTTATTAAAAAATCATGAGTTCGATCTTCCTGTTTATATGGATGTAGAAGATCCTAGACAATTTGCATTATCTAAGACTGATTTGACTACAGTTATTGCAACCTTCTGCGATACCTTGGTAGCAAATAAATATTATGCAGGTTTATATACAGGTGGATATGCTTGACTAAATAACATGCATTATTCTCAATTATTAAAGTACGCAAACTGAATTGCTTGATGGAGAGCCGCATGGCCTACTGAAGCAGGAGATATTGGCCTTTGACAGCAAGGAACTATGCGACTTAGTGATGGGACTGTTTATTATGATGATATTAGTGGATGCACAGATTTTAGTTGATGTGTAGTAGATTATCCTTCTCGTATAAAAAATAAACAGACTTCTACTCAAGAAGAGAAAAAAGAAGAAACCATTAAATTAATTGCCGCAAATATTAAATTAACAAAGTTTTGCGAATTAATGTATACTGCGTGTGCTGTTTGATCTCTTGGATACGATCAATATCAGCGTCAAAATATTTATGACGGTGGAGAATGTGATTGCTCTAGCTTAGTAATTTGAGCATTAAAAACAGCGGGATTTGATACTGGATCCGCATCTTATACCGGCAATATGTCTAGTAATTTAACTGCTCGAGGATGGAAACGATTGCCCGCAGATCTTTCGACCGTTCAACCTGGAGATATTTTGCTTAATGATTCTTATCATACTGCCGTAGTTATTTCTGGATCTGGTTGAAATGCAAAAATTGCTCAAGCTTCAATAGATGAGCGCGGAAAAGCTACAGGTGGGACAACAGGTGATCAAACTGGTAATGAAACTAATGTTCGTAATATTTATACCTATAGTCATGGCTGGTCTTGCATATTACGATATACAGGAGGAATAACTTCTGGAGTAAGTGGAACTCCTACTTCAAATTCTAATACAAATATTAAATTAGATGTAGATGGAATTGCAGGTCCTGCAACAATTAAAGCTTGGCAAGTTTCTTTAAAGACAATTGCAGATGGCGTTATTAGCGGACAATTACAAGGAAATTGAAAATATTTTTCAGGAGTTCAATCTGTCACTTGAGAGCGCACCGGCTCTAGACTTGTACGAGCAATTCAAGAAAAAGTTGGTGTAACAGTAGATGGATACTGAGGATATGAAACCTCTAGAGGTATTCAGAAATTCTTAATGAAAAGAGGATTTAATGTAGGTTCCACAGGCGCAGATGGATATTTTGGAACTGAATCTGTAAAAGGATTACAAAGATCATTAAATTCTACAAATAATCCTTGAAAATAAATTAAAGGGGTATACTCTTAATTGAGTATACCCCTCTTTTTTTTTATTTAAAAAGCAGATTTATTCTTATTTTCTTCAATAATTCCCGCATATCCTAAGCAAATTGCATCACAAGTATCTTCTGAAGTTATACTATTAAAATATTTTTCTACAAAAGCTTGTGATTTTTGTTTCTGCTCTGCTCGAGCTCTTCCAAAATTTCAGCTAAATTCATCTTTAAGTATACTTCTTCAATGTGATGGAGGTAATTCTTTAATTTCAATATCTAAAACATTTGTACAAAAAATTATCATAGCTTGAATATAAGCTAATTTTTTATAGGTTTCCGCATTAGATTGATATTGAATACCTTCATAAAAAATTTTATCTGGTTTAAAAGTTGTAATTAAAATTTCTAATTCAGAAACAAAATCATTTAATCTTTCTTGCATTGTTTTATTTGCTTTTATAGCAAATTGTCCGCAATCAGTTAAATTATTATTATTAAAAATTGCTCAACCAGTTATTCTAGAACTTTGATCTAAACTTAAATAAATCATTAGACGCCACTACTGCCAAATCCGCCGCGAGCAGTGTTTCCAAGAGAAGAAACCTCTTTAAAAATAATCTTAGGTTGTTCTTCTTGAATTCTAAATTGGCAAATCCTTGTTCCTTTTGGAATGTAAATATCTTTTGTTGCGACTACAGGCATACACCAAATATCATCGTCTCCATTATATGTAGAATCAATTACTCCAATACTATTACTTTGAAGAAGACCGTATCGTTTAAAGGTAGAACTGCGGGGTGCTAAAATAGCCTCATAGCCTACAGGAAGCTGCATCGCAATCCCCATTGAGATATATTTTCTTTCTCCTGCTCTTAAAGTAATATCTTCATAAGTATAAAGATCAATCCAACTACCTCAACCAACTTGTTCAATCTTAGGAGAACCAGGAAGATAATGAACTTTAATAGTTAATGTATTTTTCATTTCCATAATTTAGACCTCCCAAGGAGCTTTTTCTTCTACTTCAACTTGATTAAAATGATACTCTATGTCTCCGCCAAAAGTCTCAGGCGCCTTAGCTTCGTTAAAAACAATAGTATATTTACAAACATACCATTCTTCTACCACTTCTCCACCGCTCTTTTTAGTTCGATAAGTCTCTGACCAAGCAGATAATGTCCATCCATTATCTTGAGCCATTTTATCTAATTCTTGATGTAAAGAATCTGCATCCTCTTTAGTCTCAACTCGATATTCATTGGTAGATTTACAAAGTGCTTTTAGCATATTTTAAAATCCTTTCACAAAAGAAATTACATTTTTAATATCATCTGTCATTTTTGCAAAATGAGTCGCATAAGATTCATTTCCTATAAATTCAATCTCAATTTCTTCTTTTTGATGCTCGCTTGCAATTTTCTTTAATTCGTTAATTAGATCATTACAATTATTAAAAGCTTTAAAATTTACCATTTGTCCATTTTCTATAGAAAATAGAGATCCTCCATTAATAGGATCTACTTCTGCTGCAAATTTTATTTTAATCACCTTCAATCTTTAATATTTTTCGTAGATTATCTGAAGATAAAGCAACATGATCTCAAAAAGGAATCTGTAAAAGTGTAAGATTATGATCTTTACAATATTTTATTTTTGCTTTATCTCTATCTCTTGTCTCTTGAAGTTGAGTTTTAGAATTTCATTCATTATTTATACTACGAAAATGTTGGGCTCCATCGCACTCAATAATAATATTATAATCTGGTAGATAGAAGTCAAATTTCATATCAAAATCATCAAATTTCTTTTGTACTTGATATTTAATACCTAATTCATTAAATATGTCTGCGGCACACACTTCTCCTCGAGATGTGGAACAAGCAGATCCGCATCCTTCTGTTAATTCTTCCTGAGTAAGAATTACAATATTTCCACAAGCACATTGACAAAGATAATATCTTCCATCTATAGATAATACTGTTAATTTCTCGTATACCGGATTCATAATTTTAAATTTCTACTATCATTCAAGAAGCTTCAAATAACATAAACATAAAGACTTCTCCATCTTTATCTTTAACCCAAATTTCAAAAGTATCTTCACCATGGACGTACTGGATAGCTAAAACAGTACCTCTTTCTTTCAATACTTCTTGCAATTCAAAAACTGCTTTTGTAAATTGATGATCTGTGATATGAAACATTGTAAAATCAGATCGTTCTTTACACATTAACATAAATCAACGTTTTGGAGTTTGACCAAATCAACTTCCAATAATATTATAATTACGAGTCAAAGCTTCATCACTTTGCGGAGGTAGTTGACTTAAAATTTGTTTATTTAATTCATATAAAGAGCCTACTTCGACTACATTAGCCATTTTTATTCTCCTTTCAATATTTCTTAATAATATTATATCAAAAAATTTTTTCTTTGTCAAATTTATACAAAAATAAGGGGTAGATATTTAATTATCTACCCCTATTTTTTTATTAACATATGTATTCTGCATATTGATTTGGACTTTTTAATTCTACTCCTAATACTTCATCATAGTGAGATTCACAATTAGGAACAAATCTACCAAATTTTACAATAATGTTAGAGAATCGTTTTTGAAGTTGCTCGACATACAATTTAATTTCATCTTTATTATATCCAGTATATATAATAATTACATCTTCTGTACGAGCTCTGAAACAATCGATTAAAGCATATAAAGCACTAAAATCATCAAAAGGCTCTAGTCCAGCGCAAACAATCCCTTGTGTTAAATCATTTTTTAAATATCTATCTACTAATTTTACCATAGGATATTCTATTCTTTTAGAATTTTTTAAGCAATAATTTTGACACCATTCGCCGCATTTAAAGGTGCAATTTGGAAATCCAATAGTCATAGTAGGATATTTATAATCTGTAAAGTTTTCTTCTACGAAACCACTTAATAACATTACATTTCTTTCATGCTATTTAAATCAAACCAAGTGCGGCGTTTAAACTCAGCTTTGCGTTCTTTAGAATAAGTTTTTTCAGGAGTTAAGAAACCGACGATACGTTGATAGGTTGTTTCTTTTGGATTGCCGCATTCAGGACAAATTTCACCATAGAATCCATGATTATTCTTACAAGCAGAAATTCTGGTACAGAAAGCAAAATATACTACACCCGCATCTGCAACTTTATTTAACATATTCCAAGCTGTTTCAAAGTTAGTAAAAGGAGATTCAATATTAATATGTGCAATTGATCCTCCATTACAAGCTTTATCTAAAGCTGCGGATAATTTAATTTTTTCATCTAGAGTACATTTAATACCCAATGGTATCCATTGATTTCCATATAAAGGAAGAGTATATTTCTCATTAGGATAAAGAAGTTTATCTTTTTCCATTAAGACTGCGGCAGCGCGTTCCCCAGGAATTGCTTCTACATTATATTTGCAATCTGCTTCTCCTTTATCCCAATTATCTTTATACTCATTAATAAAAGCTAGAACATTTTCTAAGAAATGTAATCCTTCATCTGTATAATAAGTATAACCAAATTCATCTTCATAAGTCATATTAAAATGTTGTAACATTTCAAAGTATCCTACTATTCCAATGGTAGAATATTGATTTTCAAGATGCATTAATTCATAAGTATAGTTAGGTAACAGACCTTTTTCAATATTGCGGCGAATAATATGACGCACCGCATCTAATCCCACTAAACAATCAAATAGTGTTTTTTCAAGTTGATTAAAAACATCTTTATCATCTTTTGAAGAATATGCCACTCTAGCTAAATTGATTGTATTAACTTTTACGCTACCAACTTCAAGTGCAGTTCCACCAACTGAATTAAAATATCCCATATTTTTTACATCTGAAATTAAACGGCAACAATTTGAAAGAGATGTAATATCATCACTAACAAAGAAATTGCTGTCTGCTCATTTCATATTATGTTTGCAGGCTCAACGAGCGAAATCTTCATCTACAAATTTTCCGTCTTTGCGGAGTAAAGAAATAGAAAGGACAGGGAAAGTCATCATATTTTTAGAACGAATTTCGCTAACTACTTCTAAGAAAAGTTTCTCATATTCAATAATTTCATCTATAAAATCAATAATCATATCAGATTTTTCACCATTAACAGTGGTAATCTCTTCTGGATAAGTTTTTCCACCAAAGAGCTCTTCAAGATAAGAATGATCAAAAATAGAGAAGTTTGTAAAAGCACTTTGATTTACTCTAAGGTAAGGTTGATTTAATTTATATGTAATTCGTTGAAACTCTTGACGTGCATAATACTCTGGTGAATTAATTGCATAGCCATTTTCACAATCTTTTTTCCAAAAGTAGAAAGAATAAATTAAGAAACTAGGTAGCCCGCACGCACCAGAACTACGATTACTTGTCCAACTAACAAATTCTCCAACAAAATCTGTAAAAGTAGTTAAATGTTGCGGGGCTTCGCCATTGAAATTTTCAATAAAATAGAGTCCTTTATTAACTAAATTTTCAATATCGTAAGCATAACAATATGGGACATAAGTAGAAGAAGCGGCATCGTGTAAATATAATTTACCATTTCATTCAGCCTCTAATCAATTATTAGCTACGCCACGATTTCACTTTTTCTTAATTTCATAATAAATTTTATTAAAAGCCAATAGTTTTGACTGTGGTTTAGACATTTCACTTGTAAGGGCTACAATATCTTTATGTCCTACATTAGCATTACCATCAATAGTAGCATCCGCAACTGTATCAGCATCAATAAAATTATCAATAAATGTGGTTAAACCAATATGATTATTGCCAAATCCATTTAATTCAACCATTTCTTCGCCATATTTTTCTTCTAACTGTTCAAATTTATCTACAAAATCTTTATCAAGAGGAATCTCAAATTGCATATTAAAGCTCCTTTACTAATTTTACCGCGGACCCAAAATCATAATATTTATCATCAATCTTTAATACAGGAGCCGCCATAAAACCAGCATCAATTACCTCTTGTATATCATCTGAAATTGTATAATTAATATTAGATTGATTTAATTTTTGCTCTAAAATTCTACATTTAGGACATCCAGTAGAAAATAAAGTTATCATATAAAACTCTCCTTATACAAAATATAGTAGGTTAATAGAACATCTAATACTAGATGTATTTAAGAGGTTTGATATTTTTTAATTTGACCCATAATATCTTGCATTACATCTTTAATATCATAATTTTTTGTATAACATAAGAGATTACCACTTTGATTTAAAATTTGATAAGGATGTTTAAAATCCTTATAATCAGTAAACATACGGCGAATCATTTCAAAAGTTAATTTTCCTTCTCTCTTAATAGACCGCCGCAGCCTTTCTCTTCAATTTACTTTTAAATAAATAGGAATTATTATAAATTGATCTTGTTTATTTAAATTATCAATTCCTTGTAAATTAAAGACACCAATATTAATGGCATCTGGTTTATTACAAATGTTAAGCAAATCTGTTCCATATTTTCATCCACGAAATTCTGTATACTCTAAAAAACATTTCCTATCTATTAGCTCTTGGAATTTTTCTGTTGTAATAAAATGATAATCTTTATGATTTTCTTCATTTTTGCGTGGTGGTCTTGTTGTCGTACTAATAATATAATAAACGTCTGGAAATACTATAAGATAAGGCATTTGAGAAAATTCTCAGTATAGTCGCCACATTAATGTATCTTTTCCAGCACAACTAGAGCCAGCAATTGCTATAATGATTGGTTTCATATTTCTCCTTTTAGAGGTAATTTTCTAAAGTTTTTATAAATTTATTTCTATTAATTTTTTTAAATTCTTCTGCAAGTGCAGAATCTCAATCTTCATGCCCAATTGTAACGGCTCCAGTTTCTGAATCTAATTCTAAAAAATCTCCTTCATAAAGATAATTTTTACTTGTATCAAAATAACTTGTTTTATAAGTTAAAATATAAGTAGTAGGGCTATTTTCTCGAATTTTTTTAATAAGCCCTTTGTGGGCCAATCTCTTGACCCACCAAGGAATTTTAGAATCACCAATATAATATCTAGCTTTCATCACTACCTTCTTCTCCCCATCGCCAAGCAGTCATATCTACTTTACCATTTTCTTTAATATTAAAAATACGATAGCATTGATGGGATTTAGTATGACGATAAGCTTTTGTAAAGAACATTCCTGAACGTTTAAAACCATTTACCATTAATAAAGTTCCACGGGTAAACCATCCTTTTTCCATTACCTTCTTTGTTCCATCCGGTTGAATTTGACTCATTTGTCGATTTAATCTTGCATAATAATCTCTATTCATCTTAACTGTGATAACTCCACTTTCAGGAGTTAACAAACTAATACAAGATTTGTTATCATCTTTTGCAACAACTGCTCCAACAATTCTAAAAGTTTTAAATAATGGAATATCAATTCCATTTCGTTTAAAAGTTCTTTCTACTAATGGATTCTCTGATTGTTGATTATATGGAACAATATTATAAGATAATTTATCGATATTTGTTAAAGGATGATCATGATAATAAAAACCAAGACTATCCATTTCCCAACTAGCTAAAGATCCTGCGGCATACTTATCCCAAACTTCATCAAACAAAGTTTGATTTAATTGATCTAATAGTTCATTTTGATGAACTTTAAAATATTCTCTTGCTTTATCCATACCTTTTGTATAAAGTTTTTTCCAAATTTCTTGATTAATAGATAAGTATCCATCGTATACTTCAACTAAATCTACATCAAAAAATTCTTCATAAAATTCATAATAATTATCAACTAAGGTATAAACATCATCTAGTTTACAATATTTTCTAAGAGCTTTATTAAATATAAATAACCTTTTTTCAAAATTTAATTCTTCAGGAATAAGATTTCGTTCCATTAATCCATTAAAATTTTGTAATGTAATTCTCTTTTTTGGCTCACAAATCGACCATATATAATCTCGCATAATATCTTCTCTGTTGCCAAATTTATCAAATGCTCCACTTTTAATAAGAGAAATTAAAACTGGTTTCTTAACTTTGACCTTTTCTTGAAAATCTTCTAATCCCTCATATGGACGATTTTCAATAATTTCTTGAATAATTTCTCCACTAACGCCATTTAATCCTTTAAGTCCATAAATAATACTACCAGTTTCTACATCTGGTTCAAACATATAACCAGATTTATTAATATCAATTAATGACATTGGAATACCACGATGAATAATATTACCTACTGCTTTTGCAATTTTACCATAATTACTGCTTGCATCTTCATCAAGTCCTGCATCAACCCTAAGACATGCCGTATTCCAATAGACAGGATCAAAATAAGTCGCAAGATAAATCGTTTGTAATCCTACAAAACTATACGCTAAACTATGAATAAGTGAAAATGAATAACCCATCTGCGGTTTAATTGCAGTTTCCCAAACATACTCACCGAGTTGTTTTGAAGTTGCCTTTGAAAGAACTAACTCATGTAACTCTTCAATACGATTCATCTGTTTTTTTGCACAAATCTTACGAGCATCATTTGCTTCTTTAAGACTAAAATTACAGATATTTTCATCCATAAGAATCATCATCATATCTTCTTGTTGGGCTGGAGTTGCATAAGTTTCAAGATAATATTTCTCAAGAATTTTTTGATCTGCGGGTGAAATTCTCCATCGCCGCATTTCATCATACCACTGAGACATATTATCTTTCATTCTTTTATATCTTTCAGTTGGTGTTTCTCCACCTTTTTCTGCGGCCATAAGACGCATTACAGAATTACAGTTTGCCATTTCACGTGGTGACCTCGGCCGCAATAATTTTACAGTTTGACTTCCAACTTGACTATCAAACTGAAAAAGTTTTAATACTTTACCTTCTGCAAGAGTATCCCACATTTTATCGTCATCTATTGGAAGAACATCTGGATGAAGATATTTGTCATATAATTGTCGCAAACTTAAATTTTGATCAACCTCATTATATTCACTTAACATATTAAGGCATTGAACAATTACATCCTGAATCTCTGTTACAAGAAAGTCAAACTTAACATCTCCGCAATACTCGGCATCATGAAGCGAAAATTGAGTTACAATTGCTCCACTTGTTGCTTTCATAAAACATGCGCTATCAAATGGATCATTCATATAAAAGTTTACACCACTTGCGTGAATACCGCGATGGTTAATCAATCCTTCAATCTTCTCAATAATCTCAAGAAGTCCTGGATATTTCTTAACTTCTGCCAAAAAATTCTTTACTGGCTTACGATCTTTTTCTTCATTGCCATAAACCAAATCATGAACCGGCCAAACAAATCCACGTTCACTTGGCGCAAGACTTGTCATATATTGAGCTACATCATTATCAATTCCATCTGGAAAATCTTTTGAACGATAACCTCGACAGGCTGTT